AAAATCCAGTGTCGTCGTCGGCGTCCCGGGCGATTGGTGCGTCCACCAGGATCAAGCGGGTGACCCCCGGCAGCTCCACGGAATTAGCCACCGCCCGCCCGGTAGTTCCCACCGCATCCGACGCGAGCGCGATCAAGTCCTCCTGCCGGAACTCGGCGGCCAACACCCCATTATCCCCGCGCACCATCCGAATCAGTTTATAGGGGAGCACCTGGCCCGCTACTGGTACGCCGAACAGATCCCCGGGGTTGGCCCGGATCCACATATCCGACAGGTTCAGATTTGCCCCCCGGCGGGCCGTCCAGGGTAGCCACAATTGGTTATCCGCGATCCGGCGGGCCGCGTCTGCGGTCAGCACAAGGGGGAGGGAGATCGCGGTGATATTCTCCGCCGCGCCCTGATCCCGAAACGCCCGCTGTGTGCCGGTCTGGTAGTCTAGCGCCGCGTCTGAGTAGTCGATGTTTACCTGCCGGGGCAAATCCACCGGGGGCAATTTGGTATAGTCGATGGGGGTGATTGGCGCGGTGTTCGCCTGCCGGGCCCCCATGCTGGACAAAAAGAGCGTTCCCTTGAGGCCCTTCCCCCGTTTGACGAACCGTATCTGTCCACGCTGTTCTGTGATGTCCAGGAAGAACGCCGTCGCGAGTGGGGCGCTCGCCCCTAGGCCGCTGCCCCGGCTGATTACGTACCCGTCTATGGTGTCGTGTAGCCCTGCCACCGATGCGTTAGCCACCCCGGCCCGGGTGCAAATGTCGTGCAGCACCTGGCCCAGGGGGATCTCGGTATCAGCGACCAGCTCCACCTCCAGGTTAGGCAACCGGTTGCCGAAATCCGCGAGCTGCAAATCTTTAAGGACGATATAGGATACCCCACGGTACGCCGGCGCGTTGCCCACCCCCTCGATGCCCTCGATCAGGGTGTCCGCAACCTGGGTGGTACTGCCCGGGTAAACGTGCAGCTCGGAAAAGACCGCGTGCGTTTCGAACTCAAAAAAGGTGCCGTTAATGTCGGTGCCGGGGCCGGTGGAGGGGCTGGCGGGGTCATCCACGATGCTGAAAAACAAGCCGTTGGTTTGACTGATAGCGGGGATCGCACTCGGCGGGGACGTTACGGGGATTTCAAAAATGACTTTGCCGTTCGCCCATATTCGGTTTATCCCCTGGATCTGGCGGCCCGATATCGCCAGCGCAACGGAGGTGCGGTAACTGTAGGTGGTGCTGCTGGATCCGCCGCCGCCCTTGCCGCCCCCGTCCTCTTCTTTTTCCGTCTCGATTAGGCCGGTGCTCCAGACCACATTGCCGGCTACCCGGTTCTGTGGTCCGTACGCTAAGGGGATAGCCTCCCCGTAGGTAGAGACCATGACCCGCAAATCATCTAGCCGAGGCCCTGTGATATCCGGGCCGGGGGGCGGGTCAACAATGCCGCCCAGGGTGTACCCGATTGAGGCCCCTTTCAGCGCCCCCGTCGGGCCCCCCGTCGCCCCGCCGATTACCCCGCCAACAATCGCGCCGGCTATCTGGCCTAGGGAAGACCCACTCAAAGGGGATACCGCCAGACGCTATGCAACCGGCGCTGCCACTCCGGGGAGTAAGCGTGCTCGACCACCCGCCCGACGTCGCTATAGCTGTGAATCATCGTGTCCCCCGTATAGATGGCAAGATGCATCGGCTGCGCCATGGACCGCCACGCTAACCACAAGATGTCCCCCGGTTCGGGTGCGCCCTCGACGGGTAGAAGAAATTCCCGCATCCCCTCGGCCATCCGCGCGGGATTCGGCAGGCGCCCATATGCGTTAAACCTTTTCCACTCCTGATCCCGGCGCGGTAGGACCCCCGTGGCGAAACCCACGCCCCGGATCAGACCCACGCAATCGCACCCGACCCCGTACGTCGCGGCCTGGTGAACGTACGGGGTGCCTACCCATTGCCGCGCCTCGGCCACTATGTCCCGCATGGCTACCCCTTGGAATCTGGCGTGTCACTGATACTATCGATCCCCGGAACGTGCGGGAACCCCCCGAAATCGACCAGATCCGCATTAAACCGCAGGTGGTCCGCGGTCGATTTGTTGCATCCCGGCGTGGCGTCATAGCCGTCGCCTAGGGCAATTGGGTTTAGCGTAGCATCCCAAAGAACAAATTGCCCCGCTGCAAAGGATTTAATCTCGCTGCTGGCCCCGGAGTTGGCCCCCGAGGTCCACGTTATTTGCCCCAGGTCAAAATGGCGGTCCGCCTCGCCCCTGCTCGAGTCAACGAAGATCCGGCGGGCCGCGTTGTTGGGGCTCACGGGGACCGCTGTAGTGGTAACGGTCCCGCTCACGGTTAGGGCGGCCAAGTCCACGGGGCACCGGGCGTCATTCTGCGTCCCGAACCCATACCTGCAAGTGGGGGTGAAGATTTCCAGCAGCGCGGATTGTTGCAGTTTTGCGGAGTCGGTCAGTATCTCGATGCTGAGTTCGTTAACGTCATGCCGGTCCTGGCCCAACACCCCCACTATCAGGGGCACGGGCGTCTCCCCACCCGAATTTTCCCAGGGCACTAGCCAGGACTCCAGCAGCGCCCCGTCATAGAGCCCGTGGTATAGATCCGACTCGGACACCCCCGCAGCGGACAAGATGCCCCGCAGCTCCTGGCTACCCTGCCCCCCTACTATGCTGGACACCTCCACCGCCGTGGCGGACATGCTGCCACAAGGCTGGTGGACGACACCCCGGAACGTCAAGGCCCTGTCCAGCGAGGTGAACCCCTGAACCGTTCCGTCCGTGCGGGTGATTGTCCAGGTCTGCGCCCAGCGGGTGAAGCAGCCCACCTGATCCGCGAGCACCAGCATTGCCGCCTGGGTCGTGCGTATGGACGCGTCGAACTCGGCGAGTGTCAGGGCTACCACCTGGGTTGCGCGGGCCTCGACTAGCTCGCCTTCCTGGGATAGCACCAGCGCGGCCATTTGGGTCATGCGGGTGTCCGCCGGGGATACCTCGAGCACCAGCATTGCCGCCTGGGTTGCGCGGATATCTTCCGAAACCGGGAACACTGCATCATCCCCTGCGGTGCCCACCGCTACCGCGTCATATCGGCGAGTAGCCGAGCTTGCCGCGTTCCCGACGCCAAACCACCCCGGCCCCGCTAGGGTCGAGTTGGTGCGCTCAATCGTCCACGCGGCGGGCTCGGCCTCGTGATCCCCGGACCACATTTTAGCCTTTAGGGCGCTCCCACGCGCCTGGAATCGCAGCCAATACCACGCATTGGGGATTATGGATGGGATACTTACCGCAGATCCGACCGCCGACAGCCCCCCGGCATTGAACAGGGAAATCTGGATACTCGTGCTTGCGGTGTTCCGGAACACATACCCGGTTTCCGTAGCCGCGCCACCGGAACCCCGGAGGGCTAAATAGAACTGCTCGCCAAATTGTGTGCTACTTCGCCACCGGACCAACAAATCCGTATCGGTATCACTCCCCCCTGCGGGAGTGTCCCAAGATAGGAGGCGCAGCGCGGTGGTCGTCCGGTCGTGTTGCAGGTGCTTGCCGCGTATGTCGTCGGCGGACTCCTCCACCGCCCAAGTCTCGCCAGTAGTGACCCAGCGGGAGGACCAGTCACTAGGCTGGACCCCGGTGGTATACCCCTCGAAATATGTGAAATCCTGCGCCACGGTCAGGCGGTCCGGTCAATTTTAATAACGAGTGCGTCAACCTCCGAGGGCGTAAAGGGCGATGCGCTCACGGGGTCCGTTTCGAAAACGTCTTGCCGGTACGTATAAATCTCGGTCATTGGGTGATCTGTTCCGGCAGTTTCCGACGCGCCACTGACTACAGAGGTTTGTACGTTCGCCACGCCCGCCTCGGTTTTGCGACTCATATTTACCAGTACCACCGCGCTGATCGCACTGACCCCCGAGGGCATATCCTCCAGGCCGAATTCAGAGATCTCCGTAGGTGACCCCGGAACCCCTGCGGATATATAGGTAGTGTCCCCGTCCGGGGTCGCCTGATTTATCGCGTCAAAACCGTTAGCCGCGCCTACTACCGTCCAATCCGCTTGCGCCGTATCGGCATCCGGGAAAAGGGTCAGAACTTTACGGTCGCCCAGGAACGTATTGTTAAAACTCCCGGTATCGTCGTAACAAAAAATGTCGTCTATGTC